AGGGTGACGGCAAAGCGGCATTGCTGCATGGTCAGTATGACCCTTCCCACTGGCGCGGCAACTGGTTGGCATTTCTGCGCACCTGTAGTGGCACCAAAATAAGGCGGGGGAGGACGCTGTGTGGCACTTCTGCGCAGCTTGGATGACCCCCTGCTGTAAGACGGGGGCGTCGCATTGTTGGCATTTCTGCGCTGGTTGACTGACCCCCTGTTAAACATTATTCCACCAAAGCCTGCTCATACTCAGCTTTGACTTCGCTGATATTCCAAACATCTCTGACGACTTTATCATCAGTGACGCGAGCCTTGATGGCAGAATAGAAGCTGCGCTGCCCCTCATGGTGCTTGCTGCGGGATGTCTCGTGCATAATCGCCTGCTCAAGATCCTCGCTTGTTGCATCGCCCAAGCAGATGCCGGTATTCGGCAATAGCCAACGCTCAAACATATCCTTGGCATATGCGGGTGCCATGTTCTTCAGCGACACGGCAGGCGTTGATGTCTCGCCTTTGCTCAGCACAGTTTGATGCGCTGCACGTTTAAGTCGCGCGCGGTAGCCTCTGGGCTGCGCAACAACATCCAAATATGCGATGCGCTCCAAATGGCGGCGTGTAGCCTCTTCGCGCAAAACATCATCTTGCTGAAGCATAGCCAGATATTTCTCTGATGCTTCCTTTGCGCTGGCAGATCCTTCCCAAGCCTTCTCTACAGCCTCGGATACAATCGAAATAATATTTTCTTGCTTAGTCATCACTCTTCCTCCTCATCATTACGCCAGTCGAAGTCGTCTTCGTCTTGGCATTCTGGGCAGCGCACCGTTGTCCACGCATCGCTGTCCGGCGTGTTGACGAAACGCGGCAACTCGATGAAGCCGGTTCCGTCACAAGTCGTGCAGATCATTTGTAAACATCCGCGTTAATGCTCCACAGCACTAAGGTTGCGCGCTGCTGGCCTGCACGCTGGTTTACATGCGCTCGGCATATCTCGCCGCGTGCGTGCATGTTATCGAGGTGCTGCGAAAGCTTGCGCGTGTCCACGCCAACGACGTCAGCGATGTCTGCCGTCTCGCAGTAGGTGACTTCGGCGCTCTGCAGCATCGAAATGATCTTGCGCTGGACGTCAGCCCAATCAATCGGCTCAGGCTCCTCGGTGGGCGCTTGTACGGCCTGTGCTGGCACGTCAGTCGCTGCACCCAGCACGTCACGCGCAGCGCGTCGTTCCTGCACATATGCGGCAACCCACGGCGTGCGCTCGCGGTTCTCCTCGATGGCGTTCTGCACGATGATGCCTTTGCAGATGTCATCAAGGTTTGCATGCGCCTGCTGTAATAAGCGCGGCGAAATATGCACGCTCTCGCCATTGTCGGTACGCACGCCAAAGCCTGTGCCGCTGTCGGTGATGTGCGTGATTAAAAATTCATGTGTATGCGTAAGGTTCATTATGGTTTCTCCTGTTAAGGTTAATTTAAGCTACGCGAATGCGCGCAACAGCTTCACGATGGCAGCGGAACACTACAGCGGCTGCGTCGTCCATTGTTGGGTGCTTTGTGCCGCCCGCTAAGCTGCCAAAACGAATGCGCCAATCGCCTTCGTCATACTTTTCGACTTCACCTTTTGCGCCGTCTGCGGAAACCAGATTGTAGCGCTCTGAATATTTGTGGCGTGTTTTCTTAGCTGTGTAATTAGTCATATCTTCCTCCGTTGCTTATATTGTTAACATAAAGATAACACAGCACGGTGCAAGCAAAAAATGCACTCGACGGAAACTTTTTTTCGCCTCTATATAAAATCGTTTAAATGCAGTATGTTGCGCGCGTGGCCAACAGCATCAACGTCGGTCGTGCTGGCGAGTTTCTCGTCGCAGCCGAGCTTGAGCAGCGCGGGATACGCTGCCATCGAGTCGATATGCAGGACGATGACCTATGGGTTAAGTCGGCCAGCGGTGAGCTGTTGACGATGCAAGTGAAGGCGACCCTTGAGCCACGCGGTGATCGTAAACGTAAGCCGTGCTACATGTTCACGCGCGCAAACGGCGATGCGCAAATATTTGCGTATGTGGCATTGGATATACGATTGTTTATACTGCGCAACGCGCCAAGCGGCAAAACGGTACGCATAAGGCCCGCCGATTTTACGCGGCAGGCTATGGATGACAGCATTCAGGCGATGCTAGGTTAGCCAGTTGAATGCTTGGCGTGTGCGCTTTGCTCGATCATCCAAGCCATGATAGCCGCCATTGACGCGCTTGGTGATAAGCTTGATCGTTTCGTCATTTACGCCGCCCGCAGCGATATTAAACAGGCCGTTTTTATCGAAGAACCACATGGCCGTTTCAAAGGCGTAGTCTTCCTCAACCAGCGACGGATCTGTCAGCACCTCCGGCAAACGCATGTCATGCGCAAACGATTTATAGTTGTCCTTGCCGGTAAGCTGCAGGAACCCGCGTCCGATAAAGTTGGCGGCGTCTTCCGGCGTTTCATTGCCCATGCGCCCGACATACACCTTGCCAGCAAGCTTAGCGCCGTTGCGAGCATATGGCTTGGCGCTATCTTCGTTGGGGAAGCGTGACGGCCAGACGCGCATCATGGCTTCCACTGAATAGTTTAGGTTTTCGCGTGTCAGCTTAAACCCGCCGCTTTCGTGGCCCGCCTGCCCAAGAAGGTGCGCAGCCTTCACGCGGTCAAGCCCGTAGTGCTTCGTGATTGCACGCGCCGTATTTGGCCCGTATGCGCCATCTGGCTCAACGCCAACCTTTTTCTGCAGCAGCTTCAGTGCGACGCTCATTTCTTCAAGCCTTTCATTGTGCGGATGCCAAAGCTGGCGGCGATGGACGCATACATGCCCCACTGCACCCAGAGCGGCGTTGTCTCAAGATTAGCGAATCCCTCTGCCATTACGTCCTGCATCGACGGCACAAAATTCATGCACAATATGGCCACGAAAACGATTGTCCACAGCTCATCTTTCCAGCTGTCTTTGCTGGCCTCGATGGCTGACTGCTCCCAATCCATCTCGCCAGTCGCCTGCTTTAGCTTGATCTCGGCATTCGCTTTCTGGATTGCCGTCTTGCCATCGAGGTAGCTTGTCGCCAGCCCGCCAACTGCGCCTATAATCTGGCCAATCATTTCTCAGATCCCAGCCACACGGCAAAAGCACCAGTCATGGCGCCGGTCACTGTTGCAGTGAGCGCAGCAGCCTGCGATGTCATGTCAGCCGCTGACAAGTTCATAAACCACTCAATCACGCGTATATACATAACCGTCATTACCAGCATCATCAGACGCGGCATGATCTTATATTCCAAAAGCTTTTCCATCTTACACCTCTATGTTGATGTTAGTGCCTTGCGGCCTGTCAGCATTGGTCTTGGTGCCGAACTTATCATAACCCTTGCCCAGATCCAACTTCTGCTCCCTGAGCGCGTCCAGATGCGCGTGGTTGGCCCTATGCTCTTTGGCTACCCTCTGCTCCACCAGATGCGCCTCTATACGCTCACGCGATTGCGTTTGCTGGTGTATGTCGCTGCCCACGTTAAACGGTGCGCTGCCTATGCCTGACACGCCGTCAGCCATCAGCGCCGCACCGCCACCCAGACAAACCCAAACAGCGCGCCAACGCAGATCAGGAACAGGAACAAGCCCGCCGCCCACGCGATGATCGTGTCCTTGCGCTCGATGCGTTTATACATCGCATCCTTCTGCTTCTGCCGGATCTCGTTTTCCATGCGGATCAGCTCCTGCCACGCAGACGGGCCAAGCGTTTCGCTAATCATCTTGCGCAGCTCGTCGCGCATATTCTCGCGCTGCTTCTTCTGCACAAACAGATCCATCGCCTGCTGCTCGACGCTGCCGAAGCTCTGATACCATTTTGGGTTTTCTACGCGCTTCGCTGCAAAGTCGAAGTCGCTGATCGCCTTAGACCAGCGCCCCAGATCGCCGGCCATGCCCTCCAGATCCCGCCCGATCTGGCAGCCCTTGCGTATTGCGTTGAACGCTGTGGACGCTGCCATGATTGCCGTGGCGGGGTCTATCATGGCTCATCGCTCCATCAGGCGGTCTATTTTCTCTTCTATGCGATCAAAGCGCGCCACGATCTGCGCCATGACGGCTGTGCTGTCTGCTTTGGTGACGTAATCCTTGGCCATTTCTTCGCGGGTCTTATTGAGCAGAATATTGAGGCGCTGCATCTCGTCCACAGCGCTCTTCAATACCCAGCCGATCAGCCCCAATCCGGCAGTAAGAGCCGCCGTCCAAAGCATCTCGGCTTCCATCAGTAAGACCCTTCCCAGACGCGCATCTTGGCAAACTCGCCTGACATCATCTTGCGCTTGACGACTTCCTTGGCCGCCTCCGTGTCAGACCATGACACACCGGCCTCCTTGAGCCATGCGCCAAGCACAGCGCCGTCTACGAAGCCAACAAGCCGGTTTTCGCCTGACATGCCTATGCCAGCGTCTTTCGCTGCCTGCGCGTCTCTGAGCGACTGGCTGACGTCGTGACGCTGCTTGATGACCATGTGGTCATGCTCAAAGTCAATATTTTCAGAAATCTTCGCCATGTCTTATTTCTTCTTGGCGCGTTTCGTTGGTGCGGGTGCAGGCGCTGGCTCAACATCGCCAAGCACTTTCATTGCGTCTGGGCGAACGCGCATCAGCGTTTCAACCTCTGCGCTTGGCAGCTCGGCGTTGTCGCCTTTGACCAGCTTGCCAATTGACGTGTGAACCTTGTGGCCTACAACTAAAACTTTTTTCATGTCGATCCCTCGTTAAGCAGAGGGGGCGTGAAGCCGCCCCCTCTTGTAGTATATTACGATGTGGTGTTGTCGTAAATCGCGCCGTTGGCTTTCTCGTTTTTCGAGCAAAGCGCCAGCTCTGTAGTCACCTGACGTGTAGTGTTGTCGCCATTTTTGGCCAAAGCAACATTCTTGGTTCCACGCAATACTGCGCATTCCCACATGTTGTCTTGCAGCACGAACACGTCACGGCTACGGTTTTCGCGTGACGGCATGAACTGTACTGTACCCCACGGTGTCACGTAGACTGCAAGCGACTTGACCACAGTCTCGTCACCGGCTTGTACCGCTGAACGCTGGTTGTTGTTACCAGTGAAGCCCAGAGCAACATTCATCTGGAAGGCTGACAGATACACTGTATCTGGCTTGCCGCCTTCTTCCCAGATTGACTGCATGACGTCGTCAAACTTGGCCTGCGAGAATGCAGTTGGTGTGCCGTCGTCTGTACGGGCGTCTGTGCCGTCGCCAGTTGGGTTTGCACCAGAGTTACCAGACTGGAAGTTTACGTTTGTAATCAACCATGATGGTACACCACCAGTTTTACGCGCAGCAGTGTTTGACCCTACTACGTTACCTTGGTTGGCAAACAACGCCTTCTCGATGTCGAGCTTCTGCTCTTTAGCGATAAGCAATGTTTGGTACGCCATTTCTTTGGCGCGGCCAGCATTGTCTACTGCTTCATCGGTGTCTGACACGATCACAGCGTTCTTAAAGATCTGTGTGCGTGCGCCGAGGCGTACAGTTGGCGTAACTGCATCAGCAGTTGTTGCGTCGCCTTCAATGTGGGCGTTTACCGCAGATGCGCGCAACGCTTGTGTTTGCCACTCAACCAGAGTGTTCTTGGCTTTTGTTTTAGCAGACTTGCTGTAAAACGGTGTTTCAGATGGGTCTACATTGTAGATGACATCTGACAAATCTTCACGGATGCCCACGGCATCATATGTGTCGAATGTATTGGTCGGCTGTGCCATTTTCTCGTCCTTTCAAGACTAGCTTTTTAACATCAAGCTCAATGCGTCATCGATTGAGCCTGTCTTCTGCAAGCGCTGTTGCGCTTTTTTACGGGTTGCAGCCTGTCCGTCTGGGCGTTTCTTTGAACCAGCTTTGACAACAGGTCGAACGCCATCAGCTTTTGACTGTGACTTCTGCCTATTGGCGACCAGTTGGCGATATTTACGCGCGTCGTTTAACGCCCGCACATATCTCGCATCAGACACGCCAGCCATCTCTTCGGGTGTGAAGCCGTAGTGAACGCCTGTGTCCATGATGCCCGCTTTAAGCTTTTCGCCTTTTTCGGGATCTGCGATTTCAGGGATATACTTCTTCAACACTTCGGCCTGCTCGGCAAGATAGGCTTGTCTAGCCGCTTGCTTTTGCTGCGTCTGCTGTTGATGCATTCCCCGCAACTGAACTAATTTCTGGTCGTGCGCAGCCTTTGCCTCGTCATATTGCAACTTCGCTTCCATGTATCCAATCGGATCTTGGTCAAAAAGTTCTTTAGACGGTGGGGTTGGGGCCTGCAGACCACCTTGCTGGGCTTGTTGATATAAAGCCAAGACTTGTTGCTGCTGTTGGGCCAATGCTTGAGCCTGCTGTTTGTATTGCTTTTCCAAGGCAGCATTTTCTTGCATTTTCTGATTGATGTAACCCTGACCCGCCGCAGATTGCTTTAACTGATCCAGTGTCCAATGCTCTTCTTTGCCGTCAATTTTAACGGGGATGAGATTAGTGTCTTCAGCCGCCTCTACTAGGTCGTCGTCATCAATTTGGTCATCTTCGACATATTCTGCGTCTTCTATGTCTTCGCCGGATGCCTCGACGTCATCATTGCTCTCGGCAACATCTTCAACTGCTTCGCTCTCAACGTCTTGAGATGGCGCTTCAGCTGCTTCCACTGCTTCGCTTTGATTTTCTTCACTTGGCTCTGGGGCCAACATTGCCTCTACGGCATTATCTAGGCTAGTCGCTTCCACGGTGCTAGTTCCTTCGTTTGCGATCTAAAATGACCTCTGCTGCAATTGCAGCGTCGAGTGTGTCACCGATCTTGTTTAACGCACGCAGTATTGCGTGCGCCTCCTCGCGCATCTCTATATCGGAGGCTGCGCTGTTGGCGAAGATGCGCATTTGCTCTTCGCGAACATCGTCCACGAACGTCTGAAACGCCGTGTCATTCTTTAGCCGCTTTGCGTCGTCGGCTTGTATACGGATGTCGGCGCTCATTGAGGCGTACCCTGAGCCATGCCGCCGATCATGCGAACTTTATCCTGCTCTGCCTTGATGCGCGCCACGTCTACCGCAGTGCCGTATTGGCCATATACCTTGGCTGCGTCCACCATGAGATCCTGAGCCATCTGGTCACGCTTCAGATCATCATCTGCGGCTGCTTTTTGCGCTTCAAGCTGCAGCTTCATCATATCTGTTTGCGCCTTGCTTTGCGCCTTGATTTGCTCAGCCTGCAGGAATGCGGCGTTTGGATCTTGTGCTTGCCCCTGCTGCGCCATCTGCGCCTGCTGTTGCTGCTGCATCTGTAGCATCTGCATCTCGATTTCCGGCGTAATCGGCGCAAAGTAGCGGTCAGCATTGCGCACGCCTGACAGCGCCAGACTGTCTGCCAGCGTGTTGCGGATGTTGGTCAAGCTGACCAAGCCGTTCATCGGGCCATATTGCTGGTAAACCATCTGCTGCATCTGCAACGCCTGTTGCAATGCCATCTGCTTTTCTTCTTCGCGGCCAGTTCCAAGCCCGACGTTGATGCTGATGTCCATCGACGTATCCCAGACACGCGGGTCAACTGGCACAAATCGCCCATTCATCCGCATCATTTTCTGCTCGTCCATATTCTTATTCATCAGGCGCAGCATGACGCCAAACAGGTCACGCAGGCCGTCGGCCAAGTTACGCACCATCACCTCCGTCTGGCCCGCAGCGGCCTGCACAGACGCCTGAACAGCTGCCTTGGTGGTAGACTGCAACGCGTCAGGGTTAAGCCCCACAGAGGCGCTTGTAACGCCCGTCTTCTGCTCGGTGAGCTGATCCATATACGCAAGCGCAGATAGCGTCTGACCGGCAACAAACGGCACGCTGAGATCCTGCACAGATCCGGCTTGGCGCATCCGCACAAGTGAGCCAATCTCGTTATTCAGCACATCGTCTATATTTACTGCGCCATCCACGATACCAATGCGCGGATTGTTGGTCATCGCCACGTTATCTAAGATGCCGCGCAGAATAGACGTCGCGGCGTCCTGATCGTTTTCCACCAGCTCAGACAGGCTGTGTCCGTACCAGCTGTGTGGCTCTGGGTCGATCTCAAACTTGGCAAACGGGATCTCGTCGCACGGCATGAAGTCTAGCAGCTCGTATGATGTGCCGCCGCAGAGAAACTTGTACAGCACCGGCACGCCGGTTCCGTCAACATCCATACGCATGTAGGCTTCTGTGATGCCCACAAGCTTCATGGACGGGTCTAGCTCGTCTTCGTCTGACAAGTCTTCCTCGTATCCTTGGCGCTCAAGCACCTCTGCGCCAGACATGTCGTTTGTGCCGTCAAATGGCGTCAGGTTGGAGATGACCTCGAAGTCAAAACCCATCTCGACCAGATCGCCGACGCGCATGTCTGTGCGGTGCGCCACGACATATGCGTCATCAAATGAGCGGCAGTCGCGGTTTACGAAAAACTCTTCCGGCGGGATGCTTTCGATACGCAGCTCGCCCTTCATCTCCGTGCGGCTAATCTTGACCGAATGAACGGGAAGCTCGACGTCCATGCCCATCTCGTCGATCTCGATAGACATTTCCATGGTATGCTCGATCACGTCCACGTTATCCTCTTGGATCAGAAACGTGTATTCGTCATCAGATAGGTCGGTGTAGGTGTAGATCTCGGCCACGGGATAATCATGCCAATATGCTTTCACGATGCCCTGCTTCTTCACCATAGCGTCTTGGAAGGCGTCGTTTAGCACGCGGTAGCCGTTCAAGCGCGTAAACTCGTGCTGTATGTAGCTGGTGGCCTGCTCGGCCAATGCAACGTCTTCTGGCCCCTTCGGGATAAACTCTACCGGCCTCGCGGTGGACATGAAGATCCGCATCAGGCTTGGCTTCACAGAGCGCACGGTATCCCGTACCTTTGTGGCCACAACCTTGCTGCGACCGTCTTCGTGGCCAATATCAACCTCGCCGTCGTAGTAGCGCTGCGCCTTGATGCGGTCTTCGCTGATCTCGCTCTCAACGAAGTCAACGGCCTCGCTGATCGCGTTCTGCACGATGCTTTCGATTTCACGACGATCTTTTGGCTGTGGTTGCATTTTTATGTCCTATTCGTTTCGTGCATCTTACCGCGTTTGCGTCATTTGCTCAATCGCCGCCAGCCAGAAGGCCGCTTGTCGCGCCAAGAAGGCCAGAGTAAAATTCAGGCCTCTGCATCATGCGTCTGCGTTGCATTTCATCCATCTGCTCACGCTGCAGTAGGCTTCCCAGCATTTTGCGTTGTGTTGCTGGGTCTTGCTCGAACAGCATTCTGGACATCTGCGCCGCGCTCTTTTCGCCCATCCCTTGAGCGCGTGATATTGCTTGTGCGCCCATTCCCTGAGCAGCACCAGCGACATTCCCCATGCCAAGATTGATAAGGCTGGCCGCGTCTATGGCAGCGTCATCTCTCTGCATCATTCTTTCAGCCGTCTCAGAACCGCCCATAACTTTGCGGGCAGTGCGTGTCTTTTGAGACTGAATTTTCATAAACCGCTCAAAACGCTCAAACTGTTCTGCGTTGTCAAATGTAAGTCTCAAAGCGGCGCGCTTTCTCGGTGTGCCAAAAACAGTTTTGACGAAATCACTCGCGTCACCTGTCCTCGATGCGATCTCTTCAACTTGGCTGATTAAACCAGTGCGCAAGGCTTCTTTTTCGCCCTTAGACATTTTGCCAACACGCTTGACCAGCTCTTTCTCTGATATTTTCGTGAAATCAAATCCGGCGTTATATGCATCTTTCAGCCTTGCGCTGTCTGCAAATTGAATGTTGGCCGCTTCATATGGCTTATTTTGCCTTACGATTTCAGAGTTCCACGTCTTTTTCAGCTTAGTCAACGCCCTGCCGCGCGAAGTCACCTTGCCAGTGATTGCATCAGTTTCAGCTTCAATCAAAGCATCCAAGCCTTTTTTAATCTGATGCGCTACTTGAGTCGACATCCCAACTGCGCCGCCAGCAGCGGCTTCCGCAGATAAAAATCTGCCCAGATCTTTGGGCATTCCAGATATATCTATGTCTGGGTCAATGTCTGCGATCTCTACAGCTTTTCTGTAAGCGTCCTGCACGACCTTGCTTTTTGCCATACTTTGAAATGGTGCTGCATCCAGCTCGACTTCATACGCCTTTCTGTACGCTGGCTCTGCCTCTTCTCTTACGCGTGCAGATAGGTCATCAAGGTAATCAAGGCCAGTTGGCCCTTGCACTCCAGATATGTCTCTTGCCTGCTCGGATATTTGCTCTGCCTGACGCTGCTGACGCTCAGCGAATTGCTCGACAACTTTTTGACGCCCTTCGGATGGCACAGCCTGCGCCCGCCATCCAGCGCCGCGCAAGTTTTCACCAAGATCCGCGACTGTAATATCCTCTATGCCAAGCTGGCGGGCCTCGTCTAATCGCTTTGCGGCCTCTCTAGGTGTTAGCCCGTCACGCTCAAGCGCTTCCAAAAGCTTTCTCTCCGCAAACGTAAACGCACGCTTTTCGCCGCCTATGCCTAAACTGTCTGCGACTCTACGCAGAAACTGGCCACCCTTCTGCACCGCAACAGGTGCGGCTGCGCCCAGCGTGCCACCCAAAGCAGCGCCAGTTGCAGCGCTTGTGGCTCTTTCAGCCAAACCGCCTTCACCGGCGCCAAAGCCAGCTATACCACCTTCTATGGCTCCAATTTTAGCAGCTCGCGCAATGGTCGGCGCAAGCCTTGCGGCGGTTGTGGTGCCAACTGCAGCGCCGCCTGTGCCTGCCGTGAGCAGACCAGCAAGCGCCGTTGGGATTACAGCGCCGCCGATTTCAGCGCCAATCGCCTCAAGCGGCTTGTCGGCTCTATATGCCTCCAATTTTCCGCGTATCTGCTCAAGGTTTTCCTCGTAGCTCTTCCCCTCAGATAACCCAAGAGCGCGACCCGCCGCCGAAAGTGGGTTCCGCAGAGCCGCCTCAATCTCGTCTGCAAAGCCAAGCGTAAGCCCCTGAGCGCCAGCACGCAGCCGCTGCGTTTCCGCTGGCGGCTGATCCGGCTTGGCCATGTCGCTGGACGTCACGCCTTGCGCGGCTTCTTGAACGATCTTTTGAACAAATGCGTTTTGCTCGCTAATACTTAAATTCGCAAAAGCATCATCAACTTCGACCTCGCCAACGCCGTCTATTTCAATAATCATTATTTAATGCTCCACTTTAAATCTGGGGCCGTGCCTTCTGGAACCTCAACTGGGCCTAGCTTAAACCGCTCTCTACGTCGCGCTATCGCCGCAGAGCGATTGTCACGCGCTCTCTGGTTTATCCTTAGAAGCTCTTGGATCGCAGCATATGCTGTTGCCTCAGTGCGAGCGTCTCCAAGCTCTTTTGCAGCCCTCTGCGCATCGCCTTCAGTCTGAACGCCCTTATTCAAACGCAGGCTGGTGTTTACAAGTCGCGTCTTAAATCTTTCAAATTCGTCGCGCGCTTTGGCGGTGTCTATTGCGCCCTGCCCGCCAACGCCCATCGAGCCAAAGGCTCCTTTAAGGAACCCAGAAGGGCCAATATCAAGCGGGCCGGTAAACTCTTTTGTCGCTGGGTCATACCCAAAGTCGCCAATGATGCCGGATATGTCTTGCATTAAATTGTCTATTGCCGTGATCGCCTCAAAGTCAGCTTCTTCTGCCTTCCTTGCGTCAGCTGGCAGCCCAGTGGCCTCCCTTCTCGCTTCACGCTCTGCTTGCGCAATACGCTGTTCCGCGGCTACTACGTCTTCATTTATGGTAATCACAGGCTCGCCGCTTCTGCCTTCTGGGTAGGTCACGGTGTATTTGCCGCCGCCCAGTATTTCGCTTGGCGGCTTGACCGCTTGCGCTGCAATCTGCTGGCCCATCGCAGTTGGCGAAAGCTGGGTTAAAATCGCCATCGCTGTCTGCATGTCGCCTGATTGTAGCGCCTCAGATGCACGCTTAGCCAAAGACCGCGCCTCTGTGTCTCTTGATATTTTCAACGCCTCTGATGCGTTTAGCAGGCCGCCACGCATCAAGTCAGCAGCTTCTGGAGAATATTTCTCCAAATATTCAATCGTCTTGTTTCGCTTGGCAGCCGCCTGCCGCTGCGCGCCGCGCGCCCTGATCGCCTCGCCAGCACGCATCTCCGGCATAATAAGCGGATCGAGCGCCGCAGCAAATTGCTCCGCTCTGCTTAGGCCGGTTGTCGGGCTTTGCTTGCCAAGGTAATCCATGATGCCGCCTAAGCCGCCTCTGCGCTGCTGCTGCGCTGCCGCCGCCTGCGGGCGATCCTGCCGTAGTGCTGACAGTGGCGCGCGTGGCGCTGTTCGTGGTGCCGTTCCGCTGGCCAGCATCTGCATGCGCAGCTCTTCTTCGCGCGCCCTATCGAATGGAGTTGCCATCTTGGTTTGCCCTTCTCCTAAAATCGTCTTCACATAGTTTTGCGTTTCCGCAATATTTGGCACCCTGCCAAGCTTAGCCACACGCGTTGGCCCAGCATTATACGCGGCCAGCGCAAGCGACGGATCTCCAAAACGCTTGAGCTGCTGGCTTAAATACTTTGCAGCGCCTTCCAAGTTTTGCATTGGATCTGTCGGGTCTACGCCAAGCTCCTTGGCCGTCGCAGGCATGAGCTGGCCGAGGCCGATAGCGCCCTTCGGGCTTACGACGTCCGGCCTGAAGCTGCTCTCCTGCTGTATGAGGCGCAGGAACATGTCGGGGTCTATCCCGTATCTGCTGGCTGCGTCTCTGGCTGCTTGGCGGTAGTCCATGTGTTAGCCCAACCCAGCAAACGCTTGTAAGTAGTTTAGAAGACCAGCTTGGTTCTGCGTTGTCGTCGTTGACTGATCTGGCGTCTGGCCAAGCGCCGCCAATGGCGCTGCGAGCGCTGCCTGCGGTGCGCCTGTGTAGCCTGCATATTGCGCCTGCGCCGCGTCGATAAGCGCCTGCTGCAATGTTTGCTGCAATAGACCCTGCTGTGCCTGCTGCCCCTGAATCGTTTGGCCAGTTTGAAATGCCTGCTGGCCAAGTCCGGCGAGTTGCCCCGCCGCACCCAAACGCGTACCCATAGCAGCCTGCTGCGCCGCCAAGTTTTGCGACTGCGCAGATGCTGCCTGCTGAGCAGCGTATTGCGCCGCAGCGTTTTGAGCAGCCACATTGGATGCTTGAACTTGCTGGCCGCGAGCAACGTTTGCCGCTTCGGCTGCCTGCGCTGAGCCAACGCCAAACCGCTCGGCGGCTTGACGCGCCGCGACGTTTGCCGCTTCCGTTCCCGCACGCTGGCCAACATCAAACTGAGCCGCGCCCATCGCCTGCTGGAACCCTTGCTGGCGCAAACGCGCCGCCGCGTCTGCCGCCTGCTGTCCGTATGCTGCACGCGTTTCCGCTTCGGCAACGCCTTGGCGTGACCCGCCAAACGCTCCCGCGCGCTGAGCTTGCGCGCCCTGCACGTTGAGCGCCTTTTCCTGCGCAGACGCAATGTCGCGCATGGTCATGTCGATGACTTGCTGCTGATATGGCGACTGATACTGGCTGATGTCAGTCGTTGCGAGCTGCTGCGCCGTCGCTTGCGATGGCGTGTAGTCAAAACGCGTTTGCTGGCCAGCAACAGTCTGCTGCGCTGGCGTGTATCCGACCGCCTCGATCTGACGCGGCGTAAAGCCAAGCCCGCTCTGCGCGGTTCCCATCGCCTGCTGAAGTGCGCCTGCCGCCGCCTGATTTACGTTAAACCCAGCAGTCGGGGCTAATGCGGGAGTGGGCGGCTGCACCGCTGGAGTAACCGTTGGAGTTACCGGCATCATGCCAAGCTGCGCCCCAGTTCCCGCTGCGGGCATCGCTACCTGACCGCCACCTTTTGCGCCTTGTCCAGCCATTATGCTGCTCCTTTAACCAAATGAATATTGCGTTTGACCCGTCACTGGGTCTACGCCGACAGCGGTTCCGCTGTACATGTTTGAGCCAGACGGCGTTGTGCCGACTATATTGGACCCTGAGCTGCCGCCACCGCCGCTACCTGCGTCTGGGTCAACAAACGTTGCAGCGCCGCCAGCAAAGAACGGGTCATCGTATCCAGATGCTGACCCTACAATGTTCTCCATGACCTCATTTACGCTAGACTCGCTGCCTACGGTAGACCCGCCTCCAGTGGTGCTGGCATTCGCGCCAACGGGAATGAGATTACCAAGCGCGTCCATGACAGCGCCTATAACTCCACCACTTGCTATGAAGTTGCCAATATCTGTGACTATATTGCCGAGCGTGTCAGTGAAGCCGGTAAACGCGTTCTCTGGGCTACCTCCAACGGCATTAGTCGCCTCAGATATAGCGGCAGATGTGGCATTTACTACGGCCTCTGGCGCCTGCCCTGGCAAATAGTATCCTGCGGCCTGCAGTAGGCCAAAGTCTTCGTCAGCAACAATCTGAGATCCAAACGCGTTCGTCGCCACGTTATTCGCTAATGGAGTGCCGGATATCGTTGGCCCTTGTGGCGCGCCAATGTCATATCCTGAATAACCCGTGTAATCAGTGCCGCTTAGCGAAGACCCAAGCGGGAAGTCTGAAGCAGACGCTATGCCGCCGCCGGATGTGTAGAATGATGGATCAACGCCCGCCTCGGTTTGCATCGCGTCAAGCGCTTCTTGGTTGGGGTCAAGAACGCCAACCTGCTGGCCGCTTTCTGCGGTGTATGCATCTCCGTAGTCAATGTCGGGATTGTAATATTGCACCTCTTGACCGCCGACCACAGTACCCCCGACAGTTGTGCCTCCGACGTTTGTGTCGCCGACGATGACTTCCGTTGATGGCGTGAAGTTATACACACTAGACGGCCCAGCGCCTGCCTGCGCCTGCGCAATCGCCAGCTCATTTGCCTGCTGGGCTGTAATCTGGTCGCCTATTGTGCCAAGCGTGCTATAGTCCAAAGCCGTTGGAACATTTGTGCCAACTTGCCCCGTCACAGGATCAATGAAGAAGCTCTCGATATATTGAGCCTGCGCCGGACGCTCCGCTGCAAGCTGGTCAACTGCCTGCTGATAAAGCGGCTGGGCGCTGTAACCCATAACACCGCCCGCGTATTCTGTCGGAGCAGGCATTCCACCCATGATGTCCTGCTGAGACATTGGCGTCTGCGGGCCTAATCCAAACGCTGAAGCTGTGTCGGCAGTTTGCTGGAAGCTTGCCTGCTGAAATGGCGTAAACGCGGCAACGCTCGGCCCGTAATACGGCACGTAACCAATCTGGCTGATGCCTTCAGCTTTGGCGAGGTTCTGCTTTGCCGCTTCCTCGATATACTCTGGGATCGAAACGCTTGTCGATGTTGATCCGCCCTTACCGCCTGCCATTATTCAAACTCCTTCACATATGAGGCGTGCAGTGGAACCCAGCCATGCGCCTTCAGTGGTTTCTTCCAGCCAAACCGGCCCGTCATGGTCAACGCAGAGCATCCTTGCGCTTTTGCCCATGCTATCACATCTTCGTGCATTTCTAAAATCTGATCCAACTCGCCGCCGCCAAGAAACACGTTTAAAACTTTCTTCCTCGGATATACCACTATTTCGGTGACTATGCACCCCCTCGGCGTAGGCCAGAGCTGCATGCTACCTTTGTATATACCTTCGGCCACGTCGATGAAGTCATGCGTGCCGCCGGAATACTCCAAGGCAGCCTCAATCCAATCGCGGCATCTCTCCAGCTCTTTATCCATGAAGCCTCGTAATTGCTAAAGTTGACGCGGGTATCGCTGGCACCGGCGAAGACGCTGCGGTGTAATTCAGAAAGCCCGACGTGCTGTCGATCATGTAATTCACTTCCAAGTAGTCATTCGCCGCAACAGTGAATATCTGCGTGCGCGACGTGACCAGCGTGGCGTTGTTCTGGTGCAGCGCAGTGGTCATGCCGCTGTCTGCCACGTTTGTGCCGTTGACGCTGGGCCAAAAATAGAAGTGAACAGTGCTGGCTGACGTCGATGATATTTGAGCCGAAAACGATACAACATATTGGCCCGCCTCCTCGAACACGATGCGCGACGCTGGCGCGCCTTGCGTGATGCCGTCGTTGCCTGTGGGCGCGTCATATGTGAGCTTGTACGCCGTGTTGGCGGCAACAGGCGTGACGTCTGACGTCAGGATAAAATCAGCGTGGCCATCCTCCAGCACAACTTGCCGCCACTCGCCGTTTTTGCTGACAACGGGATACAAGTTTGTGCGATCCCACATCAACACGCCGTCTTCTGCCGCGCTCTCGCCGCCCGTCTGCTGCACAAGCGGTGATCGCGTCTGGCCGAGGTAGAGCATCAGACGCCTGCCCCACTCCTGCCAATCATCGCCCCTCGGCTCCGGTGCGCGGTACTGCTGCGTCATCTACGGCCTCCGGCAACAGCGTCAAGCCGGTTTATGCCAACGCGCCAATCGGCAAGCCTTGCGCCATCAACGCGCATCCTGAGCTGACGGCCAGTAAAGCGCATGCTGGTTGGGTTGGCCATGCTAAACGGGCCGTATGATCTCTCGGTGCCGTTGGGGTAGAAACGCGTCTTAAACGTGGCACTGACATCGCCCTGCGTTTTTTCGTCGGGTATCATCTCTGTGATGCTGACGACGTTATCGCCCGTGCCGATCATAATTGGGCCAGTCTCCGCAAATGGCGTCAACCCGCTATATTCAAAGCCAACTTCATGCTCATATATCTTGTTGTCTGACGGGTCAGCCATCAGCGGGTAAATGAACGTTCCTGCATCAGATCCAGCTGTGCGCGCCAAGGAGCCAATAGACCATGTGTTTTCTACATAATTGTAAGTCACATATCGGTTATTTTCTGTGGAATCGCTGGACGGATAAAACCACCAAACCTCTCCATATTTGCCGTTTGTCATAGCAAAAGACTTGCTGATTTGGGCGCGGTTTATGTCGTTGAACACATAGTCTGATACATCGCATGCCATTTCCTGCACGCGCCCACCGCTGTATTTGTAAAAGGAGTGGACGCCCATCCAAAAGCATCCTTCGTCTACATTGGCAAACGCCAAGTTTGCCGCCAGACCACAAGCGGCGCCGACACGCTCAACGCCGTACACATACGGAGGGCCAACATAGTTTGCGACATGTGCATCGCGCGATGTCAAAATAAGCGTCTGGCCGCGCACGGAAACGCCCGCCATGATCTCGCCCTCAGTAGACAGCTCAATGTCGCCAGCCTCGTTTGTTGCGGCAGGCGTCCAAGTTGTGTTGTCTTCGCGGTCAGACCATTGCAGCTTTCGCACATTCCCGCCTGCACCGAGGCACATCAAAAAGCGCTCTTCCGTTACGACGATGCTGCGATTGTTGACGGGGGCGTTGGCGACTTGCGCAGCGATGGCGGTGTTGTCTAACTGCCATTCATACACCTTGCCGTCGTCGCGATTATTGGCCAGCAGGTAGTGACCCCAAAGCTGAAAGTTCCACGCGGTTGCCGGAGCAATCCGTGACGTGTCTGGTCGGGGCGTGTTGTATGCGTAGTTGCCATATGTATTACCGCCGTAACCCGTGAACGCTGCGGCGTCTTCTCGGCCAGTGGCCAAGCCTGTCGGCGTGATGTCATATTGGATGCCGGTCGCGCCGCCGTAAACGTAAAGCTTGTTATACGTGCCAGCGGCATACCAGCGGTCGTTTGAATTGTCGGCCCAGTTTATCATGCCGCGCATCTTGGCGTTGGTTGCCGTGTCAGATCTTTTGCGCCACCCGCCAACCGGCTGCATTGTGCCGTCGATCCAGCGTATTAAGTTCGCATCGCGCCAGCGGCCCATGCTCTGCAAGTCGGTGCCGTTGCGGTAAACCCCAGCGGGTACGTCTAATCTAATCAGAGCCATCGTTGCCTCGTTGGTGTTGCGCGCTTGCCGCAGTGTAACACATGACCATTTGATGCGCAAAAGGGCAGCGTTTTGCTGCCCCTAGCGTTTTCGTTATGCTGCGCGGCTATTCCGCGTCAGGCTCAAGGGCGGCTTTCAGCTCGGCCATGAAGCCCTGCCTGCCCATCTGAAGCTGCACCAAGTTAAACTGCGCAGAGCCGATCTTCTGGTCTAGCGAATTGATGTGATTTATGCACATCTTTGCAGTGTCGCTTAGCTGGTCTTCAGTGTATTCCACATCGTCAATCGTAATGACCTTTTTGTCTTCAGTCACGTTGATCTCCTTTCAGGTTATGCTGCCCACGGCACCCCGTCAGCAGTGGTTGGATTTACCATTGCGTCGATTTTTGACGCTATGGCAGCTTCAGTATCAGATTGTGATACATGACCCCAGACCCAGCCTTGAGCTTGAGCCTCAGTAATATCTGCATAGGGTGTAAAGTCGGACGCAGAGGCATCATAGGTTAGGCCACAGGTGCCATAGCTAGATGCGCTGTTGCCATCGTCATCAACGCCTGAGCAGCGCCAATGTGCAATATATACGCCACCGTCAGCGATTTCGTGTTCCAAGGTTGGAATAGTCCACGTGTAAGTAATAGCCATGATAAACTCCTATATAGCTGCAATAATAAAGGCGAGAAGTTCACTGTATCTTACGCCCATTCTAGTTCTTTCTTCGCCAGTTTCTTCATCAGTCCATGTGCTAGAGATAAACATGGCATAATCACCAGCATCTAATCCTTCAGCCGCAAATGCAGCTTGTAGATCCTGTGCAATAATACCAAAGTGTGTTCTGGCTTCATCACCCTTAGCTTCTACTGCATCACGCCAGCGGAACTTACGCAGCAAACCTTTGGCAGCTACAGCTACACGTTGCTCTGCGTCTGTTAGTTCTGCAATGTCTTGCTTTTCGTTGCGGTCAGATGTTTGGATGGTGCCGTTGGTGGCGTAGATGTCATCAAAGCGAGCGTTTGTATTACCTAAATCAATTGCATTATCTCTTGCTGATCCATCGTTATTTGCTGGATAAACACGATTAGTTCCAAAAGAAACTAAAGCATTATCAGGTGTTCCAATATAAAGATTAGTAGAGAAGTTTCCGATACTACCCACAGGTGCGCCGTCTTTGGCGAACTTAGCAATGTCACCATTAGAATTTAAGCGATTAAGAGACAAGCAATCATTACCATCACGAACAAATATTGCAGCCGCACCTGCTCTTAACTCATGCCCTGCTGTTGAAAACGAAGCACTCGGCTTACCCACCAGCAAGTTACCGCTGCTGTCGAGGCGCATCTTCTCACTACCAGTCACTTCCCAAGTAAAAATACCTGTGGAATGGCTGCGAAATGTCGAGTCTGCTGTGATACCCCTTACATAAATGCCGCTGTTGCCTGTGCCGACATTTGTTAGATAGAGGTATTGGTTAGCCCCCTCTAGCATTATATTGCCAGCAACATTTAACTTTTCAGAAGGACTAGAATCCCCAATCCCAACGTTACCGCTGCTGTCGATGCGCATGCGTTCTGTGTTGTCGGTTCTAAATATCATTGGGTAAGTGCTAAGACCCGCAAATACATTTGCGCCGTCGGAGTGGGCTATATACATTCCTTTAGTGCCATCATAGCGAGTAAAGTATATTGCACCCGAACGATCAACCTGCGAAGCACTGTTTCCTTTGAGGTCTAAGGTAGGGTGTCCAGTTCCAACACTATCAGGCGAACTCGTCCCAATCCCAACATTACCTGATGTATCTACCGTAAAATAATCATTTGTGCCTAATGCACTATGCTCAGATATTTTGAATTTATCACTATCACTATCATCAATACCTATCGCCCAATGTTGTGCATTGTTAGCAAGAAAGTTAATTGTAGGGTCAGCCCCACCCTCACCTTCAATTTGCATGGTTGCATTACCTGCACCAGTGCCAAATACGCTTAATGGGTGTGGTGGTGTATTAGTGCGAATACCCACCTTATTAGCAGAGCTATCGATAAAC